ATGTTTACAAGGAGCCAAGACAGCTAATGGACAAGGTTAAGTCTGCTTGGAGCTTGAGCAATATGCCTAAGACTGCAAAGATGCCTGGAAGTGCTACAGCTGGTTACTCTGACATGATTACTCTTCCTGACGAGACTATTGCTGATAGTATAGTCGTCATTACAGTTCGGTTCTAATTTTTAAAGATAAAGGAGAATATAATGAAACTTAAGCTAACTAATGGCGATCTCGTTATCCCAAGTGAAACAGATAAGGCCGCAAATTTTATGGCTGACCTATTCAAGAATAGAGGCCATGTACAGGATACGGATCAGGAAGTTTCTTGGGAAGAGATGTATAAAGCTATTTCTCCGAAGAACAGAGTGAATGACGCTGTATCTACTGGTGAGATTTATCCTCTAATGGCAAGTACTATGCAGGTACTCATTAGAGAGCCTCTAGACCCCATGATGACCATCAGCGGACTCTTTACTCCTATTGTTGTAAAGGGACTTACTACTCAGGTACTTGCAGGCGCTATAGGCGGAGCAGTTTATGCTGCTGACGTTCCTGAGAGCGGAACCTATCCTGAGAACTTCTTCCAGATTGGTGGTGGTATGCAGACCGCCTATATCGGCAAGAGCGGTATTCAGTGTTCGTTTACTGACGAAGCACTCCGATACAGCACTTGGGATATTATGGCTATGAATATCAAGCTTATGTACCAGGCAACTGTTAGACATAAGGAAGCTAAGGCAGCTGCATTCCTCAGCACTCTAGGCCTCAAGCTCTTTGATAATGCTGATCCTACCAGCTCGCTATTCGGTGTTATGACTGGACGTGGTCTAGATATGGCAGCAAACGGTGTTCCTACTGTAGACGATATCTTCAGAGGTATCTCTCATATGACTGAGGAAGGTTTCCCTCCAGATATCCTTCTAGTTTCTCCTCTTACCTACTTTATGTTCCTTCAAGATCCTCTTATGAGAAACTTGATGATGCAGGGTGCTGGCGGTTCTTATTACCAGACTTATTCTGGTGAGGCTGGTCCTAGAGATCCATGGTCGAATGGCGCTATTGGTTCTAGAGGTATGTCAATGGGTAATAGAATTACTCCTTATGGTGCTGCAACTGGCGAGACCGCAACTGGTATAGTCGGAAGAGAGCATGGTATGACTGCTAAGTTCTCGATTCCTGGTTATGGTCCTGGTGGTCTAACCGTTATGACCTCTCCTCTCGTACCTTTCGATCCTACTACAAATCTCTTTGATATGTACTTAATCAAGTCTGGTGACGTAGGCCTCTTCCTTAGAGATGAGGAACTTACTCAGGTTGAGTGGCGTAGCGAAGTAACTGAGCACACTACTGTCAGACTCAAGGAGCGTTACGGTTATGCACTCTCGAACGAGGGTATGGGCGTGGGTCTATTTAAGAACTGCAAGCTTGGACGTAACTTCTGGGACGGCTCTATCAAGGCTTACACTCTTAATGTCGATAGTGAGATTTCTCCAACTGCTGATGTTGGCGTTTAAGTCAACTAGTGGTATATGATAAAGGGGAGCTAACGCTCCCCTTTACTTTTATGGAGAACAATATGGCACCATGGTTACTAAGACAGATGAACAAAGAGCTAGAACAATCTTTTAATGGTCTTACAGTTCAAGAAATGAGACTTAATATGAGTCTTGAAGATCAGGAAGAGGAAAAACCAGAAGAGGTAGAAAATGAGCAGACCAGAGATAGTTCAGACATACCCGAATAATGGCGATACAGGTATACCTGTAGGAGCGATTATAAAGATCTATTTTGATAGAGGTGTTGATATATCAACACTAGAGGATAGTCTTGTTTTAACTGGTCCTGACTACGACATGAGAACTGGACCGGATGCGGCACTACAAGTAAATCCAAAGACTGGAGTTAATCCCTATTTGCTTACCTCTCCTGGTTTTAAAGGTGTAGTACCTCTGAAGGTATCTTTAGCTTATTATGATTTAACAACTGAAGAGATTAGTGATCTTGAAGTGCTATCAGAATCTAGTGAAGAGAGTAACAACCTAGGCCATGTAGCAACTATTACTGTTGATCCGAAGTTCGCAAGTCAACTAGCTGCTGATGTTGAGTATACTCTTTACATAATAGGTGATCCTTCTTCTCTAAATAGAGGTATCTCTGGAAGAACTATATTTGATGTACAGGAGGGTGTCTCTATTGGCGATGGAGAGATCTTTGTTAGAGGTCCTTGGTTAGACACAGGTGCAGTTAATGACACTGTGAATGTTAAGATTACAAAGACTGGCCCAATAGGAACTTCTACATTTAAGTGGTGGTATACATCTGAGGGAGAGGGTTCTGCACATTTAGCTAATATGACTAACAGACGTTTTAGAAGTTTAAGTGATGGACTTCAGATACGTTTTACAGGAACAGATCTTAGAATTAACGATACTTGGAGTTTTAATGTTGAGGCACAAGAGTTTCTGGAAGAATCAACTAAAGTTATCTTCACAACTAATGATGGCTCATATTCTTCTCCTCCAGCAAGTGCATCAACACCGGCTACATCCTTGCCACCTTCTTCTGTACTTCCAGGTGTTGTTACAGATCTGCTAGTTGCAAGTATGATCCCAGCTAATGGTTCTTACAATGTGTCACTAAAGACTCGTAAAATAGTTATTCGGTTTTCTGAGGATCTTGACGAGACTACAATAACTAATGATACAGTTAAGCTATGGAACTATCCTGTAAGTGGTAGCTACGAAGATACAAGGCCACCTATAGAATTACAAAAGACTTTTGAAGTGGAAGATAATCTTCTTACCATTAGATTTTAGGAGTTAATGATGGCTGAGTATTCAAGAGCTGCTGTACAAAGTGGAGAGCTAATAAGGCTAAGGACTGTATTTTTAGATTCAGCGGGCAATCTAATTGATCCTGATGCTCTACCAGCTATCTATATATATGATAGTTCTATTGATTCTGAGACTATGGACTTGGAGATAGAGGCAGGAACATATGATTCTGCTTTGGTAGGTCCATTAACACCAACATTACTAAGAACTGGTTACTATGAATATCAGTACACTGTTCCTAATGGTTCAGATACAGGTATATGGTATGATGTTTGGGTTGCCGAATTCAATACTGTAGAAGTAAAGAAGACACTTAATTTCTTTGTACAGGAGACAATAACCTTAGATGTCCAAGATCTAAAAACAAACAGTATGATTGTTATTGAGCTGGACTCCACAATAGCATCTGTAGATGAAAATACTCTTGGAGAAGATGTACAACTTTATTTTACAACGGTATATGATCCTCTATATGCGTCTCCAGATCTTATTAGATTAGAGGTTGGTTCTTGGATTAACTATCTACCAGATGATAGTATAGCTTTGATGATACACTGGGCTTCTAAAGAGGCTGATTTTATTCAAGGCCCAAGACAAGAGAGCTACGGTAATATTAAACTAGCAAGAACTAAATTTGTTGTCTTCGATACAGCTCTTAGATGTGCAATGCAAATGGCTAATTTAGAAGCTGGGGCCTCAAATGGGGGAAAGAAACAGTTGGGAGATTTACTTATCCAGAAAGGCGAAACAATTACCCAACCATCTCAGAGTATTCTTGATTATCTAAGAAAGCAGAGACAGGAATGGGAAAGAGTAGTCAACGCCGGAGGGAATATCGTTCCAGGTCAGGGACTGGGACCAACAACTGCAGAGAAGGGAATATATGACCCCAATAGAAGGCTCCAGGGCCGCTTATGGGACGATCCAAGGCAGTACCAGTACACAGTGCCAACAGTCAATGAGAAGCGCTCTGTAGGCCCAGGAAGGAAGGCTCGTTGGGGCTTCTATGAGAGGTACTAATGAAACGTCCTAGCCTATTTGGTACAACCAATTCCTTGAGGTTTCCGAGAGCGTCTAGCGGTAGCGAGGTAGATCTTCGTAGTGAATTCGACACACTAATGTTTGGATCAGCTACAGAGATAGGACATTCCTATCCTGGTTTTCTTAGAACTATGAGAAGAGATACTAATGGCAATCCAATTAAATGCTCTTGCTTTGAAGCTGAGAATACTAGCGAGCCAGATCCAAGTTGCAGCTATTGTCTTGGAGAAGGGTATATATGGACTGAGACATGGCTATATTATAGATATCAGTATGTTAGTGCTGATTCTGGTATGGCTCGTAAGTGGATGAATGTTGCTCCTGGGTTAGAGAGAACTGACTATATGCTGTTTTATCTTAGATATGATACGATAGTTACTTTAGCAGATAAGTTGATAACTATTGCTCTCGACAAGGAAGGTAAACCCATCACCCCTTATGTCAGGACAGGTATATTCAAGCCCTCTACATCCTATGAGCTTAGATCTGACAATGGAAGAGTAGAATTTATGGCAGTCTTCTGTAAAGAAGAAGATGCTTGGAGACGTAGCCAATGACACAGCCACTATTACCAGTTCCTGCATCACTGTTAGAGGAATCTACTCTTATTACTATTATAGATGGTGCTAGTAAGTTTAAGTACGAGAAGTCGATAGCAGTAGATAATCCTTTTGCTTTTGATCCTAATCATCATGCTATAACTGACGCACCAGCAACTTTACCAAGATTCCTTGATCTGACACAAGACATACTAACTCAGCAGCAAGATCTAGAAGGTACTGTTGCGACTGAAAGAATAAAGTTTACAGATGAATACCCATTCGAACCTTTTGCTAATACAGGTGATGAAATAATAGTCTGGCGATTAATATCGAGAAAACCTGCAAATATGAGTAGCGATGCTAAAAGCAGGCCTCAAAGAGGATTTAATTTTGCCTATTGCTTGCGTTCACCTAAATATCCAGATAAAGTTATCACTGTAGAATCAAGACCTATTGATCATATTATAGAATTCTCTTGTTTTGCTAAGAGAGCACGTTTAGCTAATAGACGAGCTTTATGGTTAGAGAAACTACTGATAGATCAGACTTGGGTTTATCAATCACAGGGAGTTGACAGATTTATGTGGGAAGAGAGACTAGCCGATACTTATATGAGTGTTGGTGGACAGCCTCTATACCAAAGACCTTTAAGATTTTTTGTTAGGCTGGCAGAGTTTAGATCTAAGGCCGATCAAATAATTAACGAAATCAATTTAGAAACACAATTAGATTAGGAGATAAAATGCCGTATGAAAATATACCAGGCGTAGGCGCAAGCTACTTAGACGGGGCATTTAGGATTCCTCGGAGTCCTACCACACCAAGAGTATTGGTTGTGGGACCTGCTGAAAGTGGATTAAACAATAGTCCTTATCAGGTAACCAATGTAAGTTCCGCAGCTGTAGAGTTTGGTGCTGCTACACCTGTACTAAAGATTACTCATGAGCTTATGGCCCAGGGAGCAGATAATATAGCCATTGTTAGATCTGGAGGTAAACAGGGTTCGATTCTATTTACCGATGATAATGGTGGTACTCTTTTAATTACCCCAGAGGGCAGAGACGATGAGATTCTGGCTAGATACGCACTCTTTATAGAGAACGATAGTACAGAGAACAGATACGTAATTTATGACTTAATTGATCAGAGTTTCGTTTATGACTCTGACAACATACTCGCTCTAGACACTGGTGTCATCTCTGTAGAGGACAGCTCTTTTGATCTGTTCACCTCGAACGATCTTACCAATCCAGATCTTGCCGTCTCTCTAGCAGATGTTGTACCTGCAAGTGATTTCACTACAGATGGTGATGCTGGTTGTGACACTGTACTTCGTGTAAATGGTGCTGATGGTCTCACTCCTTCTTTAGTAGAGAGATACGCCGCACTAAATACCAGCTATCATATGCTAGATTACAAGGACGGCTCTTTTATCGTACCTGCTGACGTTTATATTGATGATGCTAATATAGCATTGGATGCTTCTGCTGCTACTTATGGCTATTACTGGCTAGGTGTTCCTGTAATGGGTTCTACCAAGGATAAGCTTGGTTATGTATGGCAGTATGTACATTCTGGTAGATGCTACACATACTTTACTGATACTGCTACTTATTTCTCTGTATCTAAGGTTGCAGCTGCAAAGACTGTAAATACCAACCTTGTACTTACTTGTCAGAAGACTGGTAAGGGTGGAAATGCCAACACTATACAGATAGATGTAGACGGTGCTCATTCAGGTTCTGTTGATGTAACTATTACTGAGAATACAAATGGTGGTCTTGATATCCTTGTAGAGAATGATGGTACTGAGTTTACTGATGAAGCTGTTATTCAGATTAATCTTGCGCTCGAAGCATACACTACATCTACTAGTGTAACTGGAGACACCCTAATTGTTGCCTCTGGTGGAAATAGCGGTACAGCCCTAATCGACGTAGCTAAGGTAAACTTTACCTCTGGTGCAGGTGGTCATGTTCTAACCCATGAAGAGCTTACTGGTGACAGTATTCCTTCTGCCGTATCTACTAAGTTCTCTGCTGGCCAGGATGCTGAACTAAGAGAAGTCAACTTTGCTCATCAGCTAGCAAGCTTCTGTAATCTCGCTTCTACTGTTTGGTCTGCAATTCTTGGAGCTATATCGTTTAAGGAGCCTGAGTCCTATTCAAGAACTGTTGTTGCAGAGTGGATTGGACAGCTACCAACTATAACTGATAACGGCCAGTACAAGTTTATTGATTCTACCTCGGAGAATGGAACTGGTATTCTTGGTAATAAGTTCTTGGCTGGTTTCTCTAAGACAAGTGCCGGTTACAGAAGTCATCTTTGTGTAGATGGAAACTCTACAGATGGTTATGCATATGGTGGTTT